CAGTTACACTTTGAGTATTGCCTGTTGCATAAAATGCCGTACCATCATATAAATATTCAATTAATGCAGGGTAAGTTGTTCCTGATATTCCACAATCACCACCTGTTGATCCCACATATGTAAACGATCCTGCATTTGTACTCTCGTGTAACCCGTCTACAGATGATGTTAACTTGTTATACACATTTGCTCCAAGTGTTCCTCTAATACCATCAGGCACACTAAAAGGGTCAAATCTAACTATAACTGCACCAACATCACCTACTGCAGTTCCTGTATCTAAATTTAATAAATATATACCCTGAGTACCACTTGCAGATATATTTACACCACAAGGTGTAGCACAAGATGGACAAGTTTGTTGTGGCAATAAGACACAACTTACCTGCTCTCTTGATATAACGCCATCTGAATAGAATCCGTCAGTAGCACAAATTAATAATGCACTATCTGTAAATACAGCAGTTGCTGACCCAAGAGAGGGTGCATTTATGTAATATGATGAACTTGTTGCCATATGTTTTTTTTAAGGTGCTACTCCGCAGTTACAACAAACGTCAAATAAATCTATATTTGAGTAACAAAGTGTAACAGGAACTGATTCTCTGAAATCCCATATCAAATATAAATAATCTTCTAGAATTGGAACAGTAAAATCTGCATAATTATATGAACCACTACCTAAGTTAGGTGTTGCAGTTGTTGCTAAACCTAGTAAAGTATTTATATCAACAGTAGTATTTGCATATAAAGTATCTGAAACAAAGTATTTAAACTTGTCATTAGCTGCATCAAATACAAATGTATCAGTTGCAAATTGATTTGAAATTAAACTCATTGTACTTCCTGCAGGAGGGAACCCTCCTGTACCAACAAAATCTGTAGTTACATTGTATCTTGATACAAGAGGATTGGTAGTCCCGTCAGCAAAAATTACAAAACTTGATTGCAATGGAGAAACAAATGCTCCACTATTAAATCTATATTGAGTGTGAATGGTATCTCCTGAATTATAATCACTTGTCAAAACAATTTGTACTATGTTTAAAGACTCAGCATTACAACAATCAGCAAGAACATTTAATGTAATATCTCCTGTGTAATTTATTGTAATAGTTGCAGTTTCTACTGAAACAGTGTCTTTATTAAATGTTAACGTGCCTGAAGTATTTACCAATCCTGTAGTACCAATGGTTCCATTATAATCAACAATTATTTCAAATTCGCCTCCTACTGATATAGCTATAACTTCATATGTAATGTCAGTTAATCCTATCGTAGGACCTAAATCAACACAGTATACCATTTGTTTTACCTCTCCTGCTACTGTTGATAAATTAAATACTTGAGAAATACCACAGTTTATACACTGAGGGTTGGATGGTAATTGTATGTCATTGGTTGACAAAACATACTCATTCATATATGGATCAAACCCACCTAATTTTTGAGTACTAAATGAATTGTTGAAAGTATCTCTAAACCAAGTGCGCATATTCATTTCAGATATGACTTTTAATTGGTCATTTGAAACAGAATCGCCTCTTAATTGAAGAACTACACCACGCTTTACATCTGTAAAAAATCTGTCGTATCCCCACTGAATATAACTCTCAGGGTTAAAACTAACTCCATATTTCTCAGTACGAGCAATTTGGGTTCCTAATACTTCAGGAACTGAGGTTACTGCACCACCACCTGTAGAATCAGATAATAAATTTTTACCTGTTAATACATATGATATTTTATCTTCTTGTAAAACAAGAACATCTGTTTGTCTTCCATCCATTACAAATATATCTCCAAACGATGTTTCTAAATTTTTGTAGTTTAATAATCCTAAATTAAATTCATTTAGCTTATTTATGTTTGACTCTGCATTATATACACCACTATAAGTAATGTCTGAGAATCTGTCAGTTGCTTTGTAATCTTGTTCTGATACACTTGTAACTCTATTACCAAAATTAAAAGACCTTCCTACAATTGAGTCACGAATCTTATAACTTTCTGCTCCATTGCCAAATGCAAAACAATTGAAAAACTTAGTGTCAACAATTGCAGGTGTACCCGTACCTATATTTTGGTTTTGGATATTACCCATATGATTACCATTTGTAATAGCAAATGACATTTCATTTTCAAAAAACACATCAGGTAAAGCATCAGATGGTTCTGTTTCAAATATTAAATTGTTTTCAGCACGAAATACTGTAATATTTGCATCAACATCAGAAGAGCGATTATTTGGATATCCTACACCCGTACAACTTCTTGTTCCGGTAATCATCAATTGTAATTGATTAGTCGATGTATTTCTATAAAATCTATAATAATTGGTTACAAGATCGGTTGGTATATCTCCTGCAACATTTGTAATTGTATTAATAAACTCATTTTCAGGAACAGTCTCCCCACAAGCTGCAGTTACTATGCAATCTTTTAAAATTTGTTCAATATCATCTCCCACCCACCAATCATACATATTGTCATAATTGTTAGAAACTGTTATTGTTTTCTCTAATGTACTTGATCTTTGTTCACAAGAACATCCTACTCCTCCACGATTTTGCTTAATACTTAAAATAACTCTACTTCCTGAAGGTACAGAATAATCTACCCAAGCAGATGTTACTGTATCATAATAATTCATTGGGTAGTATAAAATAGGAAATGTTCCCGGACCTATTAAACCTGCAGCAGCAGCTCTTTCGTGCCTTTTTCCCGGAGCAATAAGGGCTAGTTCATCCTGAACAATAGTAAAACTATTTGGATTAACTTTCATATAAACACCTGCAGGAATTGGTATAAAAACAGTAGGATCTAACTCACTTGGTATTTCAATAAAATTTGATGATTCTACAGTTTTATCTAAAACAGTTGTATAGACACAACTTGCAGTTGCTCCATTTGAATCTGCTTTTACAATAAGTCTATCTCCTTTTTCAACTTTTCTTGCATTCTCTCCTGCTAACAATAAATAAGCCTCATTAGTTAATGGGTCTTGAAAATATATGCTACAATAAATTGTCTCATAATTCTCTTCGTCAGGTTTGATAACAAACTTATATCTCTTTGCCCAAGCAGGAGGTAATTGAGTAGGTGGTATTGTTACTTGTATAGAATTTTTATTAGCTGAAAATCCACAAGGAACGTGTTCAGTATTGTTTGGACTAACTAAAGCAGTTGTTGCTCTATTAAACTCATCCATATACACTATACCAATCTCATAATCACGATTGCTATGCAAACTTTGTGGAGTAGCTATTTCTTGAAAAGTAGCATTTGAGTATAATACTCTATAATATTCATAAAAAGTTTGAGTTGGAGTAGTAACATTATCTACATATTTCATTGCAATAAACTGAAGCCCTATCACATTGCTTCCCGGACTTGTTATAATTGTAATAGGTTGACCAACTGCACTAATACCACTTGCAACTTTTATATATGCGTCTAAATTATTTGGAAGTAAACAGTTTACAGAATCAGTAAATGTTGTTCCTAAACAAGCATTAGGTACTGTTTGTATGTTTGCAGCAGTGCCTATTGCATTCTGAAACTCTATACTTGTAGCTAATTCATATACTGAATTATATGTTGTAGATAAAAAGAATCCAAAATTTAAAACAATTGAGTCTGTAACTTCAACAGGAAATGGTGTATCTCCCGTAAATTGAGAATGATCTATAGTTATATCTATATTAAAAGCAGAACCTGCTACTAAATTTTGACCCGATAAGTCAAATGTAACTGCAGAATCTGCAACAGTAACAGCTCCATCTATATTATAATTACTTGAAATTACTGAATCTACAATCTCTGAATTACCTATAGGAAGAGAAACTAATTCGGTTGTATATTCAAATTTAATAGGAGATCCAAATTCATCAACTAGATTGTAACCTTCTACATAATTACCATACATTAATCTATTGCCCATAATTGTTTGAGCTTTAGCATATCTAGGCACATTGTCATACAATCTCAATAATTCACTTTCAGCTAATATGGTAAAAATTTTGCTATTTGTAAATGTATATTGATAATCTGTATCATTGGCTAATCCTAAGTTTTTTTTATTTAATTTCTCAATAACTTTAATAATATTATTATTGGATTGTTTAAATAATAAATCCATACCAACTACAAGTGGACCACCTGAGTTATAAGTTACTATAACAGAATTGCAAAAATTAGTCATCCCCTCATTTAGAAAATTATCTGTACTAAAACTAAAAGGATTAGGAACAAATGCAGGTTGAGACCATTGTGATGTAGCACTGTATTCTCCATCAATATATAAATACCTATAAGCAAAACAAATAAACCTTGTATCTAAATAATTCTCTTGACCACTTGTTACAATAGGTTGAATAGTAGGAGACTCTGTAGGTGGTTTTTTAATAACAAGTAAAGATTCCGCACTAATTTGGTCTATATTGCTAATAGGATTAGGATAGTTCCTGCCTACATTTATAAATCTAGGAGCATTGTAATCATCTGTAAAAAATAATAATCCATTAATAATATTAACTCCTGTAATAAGATAACTTGGATTAAAATTTAAAGTTGTATTTAAATTACTTCCATCATTAATACTAATAACGTGATACGTTAATATGTTTGTAAATATATTAAAAGAAACAATTAAATCAAGTTTCCCTGTAGCTCCAATACCAAAATCATTATCGTGAACAAACCAATATATAGTTTCATTTGCACTATCTTCAATAGCACCAATACATCTTGCAGTTGCACTTAATGGCGTACCATCTATATATGTCAATGATGTAAGAGGTAAATTGCCTTTTGTATTTTCAATTACACCAACTTCAGAATTTTCGGTAGAACCCATTCTGATATTCATAGCATCGACATATTCACCTTCAGGAAGAAGACGTTGATCAACAACCTTATTCATTCTTCCTGCTATAAAGTTCCTTGTAAAATTTGCCATTTTATTTTATTTGCTTGTCCATTCCTCTCATATTCATTAAGAGTCTGCCGGGATGAATGTTACTGATTCTAATCTTTGCATTATTTAACAATGCTTTTCTTTTTTTACGAGAACGAGCGATAATATATTCTTGTACACCAAGTTTAGAACTTAATATTTCATATTCAATTGCTGCATAAACATATGCTTCAAATAACTTATTAACAGTAATCAGAGAGTTATCCCCTTGTTCCATACCGTCAGATATATATTCAAGTATACAAGATTCACCTGACATTGATGAATCAAAGTTAATAACCCCTGTCTTTCTTTCAATATTAAATGTAGGGTTAAAGTTTGCAGTCTCTGTATTTAAACCATATGCTGTACCAATGTTGTAATCAAAATACCACATTCCATCATAGTTCCATCCTAACTGACCATTAAATTGGCTTCCTTGATTTAAGTATATGCTTTTCTTTATATGTGTTAATCTGTCAAGGTCTATACTAGAGTACTGAGGACTTAATGCATTCCCATTTTGATCAAATAAAATTCTACCTGTATTATCTTGAAGGTAAGCCTTTGATGAAAGGGTTTGAATATTCTCAGATAACGGACGTAACCATCCATTTTTATATAACGATACACGCACCCAATTCACATAATCAGATGGTAAAATAAACCTTAAATTATCAGGGACTGTTAACTCTAGTATTTTTATCTCTTTAAAAGCATCGTAATTTAATTCTTGAATTGCACGTTTTGCGTGAAATAATACTTTAAAACGCTCCTCATTATTAACCAAAGAATGGTTACCGGAATACATTAACAAAAAGTTGTTGATAATATCTGTTAAACTAACATATTGATATGATCCCCAATTTTTATCTTCAGGTACTACGCCACCATTTTCATAATATTCATATTGTGATATATATGCCATTTTTTAAAGTTTTATTGTTGCATAGCAAATGTAGGTTGTTGAGCTTGTTCTTGAGACATACCAAATTGAGTTACTTGTGTTTCTCTAATTGACATACCACAATACTCAAGTATTTTAGTTACTAATTTATACTCATCTTCAGTAGGTAACTCAAAGTCTTGATAATCATTTTGAGATTGATCAAATACAGGCTCTCCATTTGCAAGTGTAATATATGTCCATTTTGGAACTGCAGGGTACCTAAAATAAGTTGCTTCTATTTGACCTTTATTAACTATAGTAACAGGATAAAAAGTTAGCTCATTACCTTGTAATGCATAAACAGGAAACTCAACTGTTGGCTGAGTTAAATTAGAATTAACCAATAAAGAAAGTTTATTATTTATTACTTTTTCAGCTTGAACAACAGTGGCAGAAGAAATAATAGCATAAGCATTTCCTACTGCTAAAAATATATTTGAATCTAATGATAAAACTGTATTGCTTACTACAGACAATACTGTAGATACTAATCCTGTAGTTAAATTGGTTACAACATCCCCTGCAGCAATACCATATGTAGTAAATAATGCAGTGCTATCAACCAATTGCGAAGCAACTACACTTGTATTTGTGCCTGTTCTAAGGACAACAGGTTTACATTTAATATCCAACAACATATACGTATAGTATCCTGTAGTCGTTGGTGTTGGCATTGAGAATTTATTAGCAGAAATTTTTGATAGATAATCTGTTCTTAAAAAATATTCTAAAACCTCTGCAATAGGTTGTTCCATATCAGCATAATCTACACCTGATAAACGGGCATTCTCAGCATTTATAACTTTATTATAATTGCTAAAATACTCTTCAAAAATCTCCATTTGTGAATTAGCTGCATACAAATTAAAATCAGAAGGAGATATATATCCATAATTATTCTTATTCAGAACGGATAATACAGCATTTCTTACTCCATTTATCATTAGTACTTTTTTTACAAATATACATAAAAAAAAGAGGACACAATGAGTGCCCCCTTCTTTCTTATTTAATCAAACAAAAACAGAGATATTTACTAACCTAAAGATGATTCTAACATCTTTAGAGAGTCAAGACCTTCATCGCTTTGTAAATAATGGGCAACCATACCATAAGGATCTTCCCCAAATGGAACGGATAACATCTTCTTTTTATTAGTAATGGTATTAAACCACACTTCTTTTTCTGAATTTCTTAGTATTAATAGTTTATTTTCAAAAAATAAACGAACTTTTGCTTGGAATTTTAATTCAGGATCATTTAATACATTCAAAAATTCTCTAGGATTTGTTTTTGCGTATACTAAAATGTCCCTTTTTAACTCAGCAGTTGATACTGTAGAGGGGTCTTTTCCAAATAAAACTCTTGTTAAAGTCTCAATTTGGTCAAGTGTAAGCTGACGAGCTTCAACCAACGCATCAACCTCTGTATTTAAATCCTCAACTTCTATACTTGCATCTTTCTCTTTATCTACCTCAATAAAAATATTGCCATTTAATGGATGGTAGTGTAGAAATTCTTGTAAAACCGGGTTTGTTCTTGGAACTCTTAAAAATCCATCCTCAAAAATAATCGGTTCAATAATAGCATTACCATCTTGACTTTTGGTTTACTGAATATCTTAAAGCACGGTTTTGATTATTCTTTTCGTCAAACCACATTAAAGGAAAACGAGGGTGATTCCTAGAAGCTAATGTGTATGAAAGTGGATTGCCCACTTTTAATTTATATACTTTATCTGCAATTATTATAGTCTTTGCCATTTTATTTTATTTAATTTAATTTAAGTTAAAAAGGAGAGTGTCTTTAAAGACACCCTCCATATTTGGTTTTTCTTTAATACTATCCGTAACGGAACAATACAAAGTTATTTGCTCCAAGAGTACATACGCAACGCTCAGAAAGGAAGTTAACCTCCATTGCATCCAAGTCGCTAGTAGCAGCACCACCGGCAGAACCTGTAATCCAAGTTTTGTATCTACGATCTTCAGCTTCAGAAGCACGGTAACGAACGTGTAAGAACGGACGTTTAGCGTTTTTGCCCATAATTTGGTCATAAACTGAAGTAGAACCTGCAGGAACCATTAAACCTGTAATAGTACCGGTTGCAGTTGCAGCAGTAGTATTTAGACCACCACGCATTGTTGGATCGTTCAAGTATTTCCAATCAGATTTGTAGAAATCATAACCTCTACGGAATCCTGTGAAACCTAAGTTTAATGCCATATCAACATCATTGTCAAAAAGACCATAAGATGCAGCACCTGCAGCATTAACTCCGTTATAACCGTTCAATGTAGCTAACATATTGTCAATGTCAAAGCTCAATCCACGATTTACGAATACTACGTTTTCTTCGATAGCACCTTGCTTATCCAAACGAGAAACGATAGAATCCCAATCAGAAAGACTTGTTGGAGTACCACCACCCCATACGTTACCACGATTGTTTACTACGTAGAAGATACCTTCAGAACCAATGTATCCTGCAGTTGCAGCACCGGAAGAAGATGCAGCAGGAACTGCTTCAATCATAGAAGTTTCTAGGTAATCTTCAAAACGAAGACGAGTCTCGTGCTCTGATTTCAAATACCACAAGTATCCTGTAGCACCGTTCTCAGTAGTAACTTCAACCCAACCAATTTGAGCCATATCAGAACCATTAACCGCATATTTATCTTTAATGATAATAGGGTTATTGCTGTAGATATCATCTTCTGATTCTAGAGAACCAACCATTCCGTTAGTTCCTTTTTTAAACTCAGAACCGTAAATGAATACAGTACATTGAGTAGAAACTGCAAAAGCTTGACCTGCAGTCTCATAATAAGCTACAGTGAAAGTTGTTGCTGAACCTACTGCAGTTACAATAGCTTTGTTGAAAACACCTGATGTATTGTTTTGAATCATCAAAGTTTGTCCAACACGGATAGCGATGTAAGTTACACCACTGTCAGCTACAGTAAAAGTTGCTGTAGAAGCACCTGCTGCTGCTGCTGAAGTACAGTTGGTATACTTAATGTGTAAACGTCCTTGTTCTGCCCATTTAATTTGATCAGAGTTAGACGGCATCTCTGCTCCTACCATACGTAAGAAAGATGCGATTGTTCTGTTACCATAACGCTCAAATTCTTTCTCATAAGTATCAGGTAGATACTGATTCAAGAAGTTGAAGTTAGTAATGTAGTTTGTTTGTAATGCTACCTGTTCTGCTGACGGTTGCAGGGCGTAGGTAGGATTGTTTAATAATGCACTTGCCATTTTTTTTAATTTTTAAATGTTTTTAAATCTTTTTTATACTGCGAATTCTCAGGTTTTTACCTGAATCAGGATTTATCGCTTTTACCTGCATACCTTCTGATGTTTTGCTAACTTCAGGTGCTCTTCTCTCTGACATATTGATGTTTTTGGTTTTACGCATTACATCTTCAGTAGCATCAGATAACCCTTGTTCATAAAAAAACTTAGCAAACCTATCAGGGTTCATTGCTATAGACAATGATCTGTGATATCCTACAGCATCTTTAATTAAACCTTGCTCATCCAAATACTTGTTTATAAAGTTCTGAGGAGTCGATTGATTCTTTTTTAACTCTGAGGCATCTCCGGGAGCAAACGTAATTTTTTTGTTATTGACATTGAACTCAAAACCTTTGAACTCATTTCCAAAAACATCATCTGTCTTTTGGTTAAACCATTGACGTTTACGATTGTTCTCTTCTTCTATTGTCTTTGCTTGTTGGGTATACTGCTTGTAGCTTTGATACATCTCTTTCTCATCATCGGAAACAAATGCCTCACTTGACTCAAGGGGCACTTTGTATTTCTCTTTTTGAGAATTGAAGTATTTTTTAGCCTCAGCAATAACTTTCTTTTTGGCGATTTTAACTTTCTTTACAGTTAATTCATCGTCAATATCTTCATCAAATCTGTAATCCTCCATTAATGTATCTATATCATTACTGTCAAGACCTTCTTGTGTAGATATAAGATAATCTTTAAGGAGTTGTTCAGAATCTATTGAATCATAATCCTTGTTCAATTTAAGAAAATCTTCAAATCCCCTACCTGTTTCTTTTTTATATTTCATATAAGCAGAAACATCTTCAGGCAATTGTTCATTTTCTTTACGTTCAGCCATCAACTCATCAAATGAGTTAATTTGCTTATTGTATCTTTTTCCAATATATGAAAGAACGTCCTCTTCCTTTAACTCCAAATCTGAATTTTGTACAGTGTCGTGTACAACATTTTCA